GCCGTTCGGCGCGGGCAAGGTCGAGGACGATGACGCCTGGGACACGTCCGAGGACGACGAGAACGAGGCCGAGGAAGACGACGACGGCAGCATCTGACCTTCGGGTCACAACATCGGCGGCTTCGGCCGCCATTCATCAACTCTCTGAAAGGTACATCATGAAGCAAAGCAAAGTGAGCAAGATCGGCGCGAAGGTCATCGCAACCCGCCGCAACGGCGAGGACGTGGGCGGCAAGGTGATCAAGGTGGAAGACCGTCGCAACGGCCGCTGGGTCACGCTGAACATCGCCGAGCCGCGCCAGCCTGTGAAGGAACTGGTGGTCCGCGAGTCGGCCCTGCAGTTGGCCTGAGAAGTCCGAAGCTGTCACCCCTAAACCCGGTTCGCCGGGTTTTTGTTTTTGAGGAGTAACCCTATGGCATTTAAACCTCGGCACGGTGGTGTGAAGTTCTCCGATCCGCGCCCCACGGCAGTCTGCGACACAGAGTGCCTCCCTAACTACTGGTCAATCCTCTTTCGCGATGTCGAGACCGGCCGGATCAAGAAGATCCGCAAGATGGATGACGAGCCGCTTGATCGCAAGGCAATCGCGGCCACCCTAAAACGCTACCGAGTTGCGATGTTCAACTCGCGCAACTATGACGAACAGATGATCGCTCTCGCCATGAGCGGCGCAAGCAACACGGTCCTCAAGCAGGCTAGTGATGCGATCATCGCGGACGGCATGCGCCCGTGGGAGTTCTATAACCACTACAACATCGACCGCATCCCGCAGTGGGCCGACATCATCGACATGGCCGAGGTGTCGCCAGGATCTCCAGGCAAGCCCAGCCTCAAGCTGTCTGGCGCGCGTCTGCACTCGCGCAAGATCATGGAGATGCCGATCCCTCACTACGAGCCGATCACGCACAGCAACATCAACACGCTGTACGAGTACGAGGACAACGACCTCTTCCTGACGCACGACATGTGGCGTGAGCTTGAGCCGCAGATCCGCCTGCGCTCGATCATGTCCGACGAGTACAACACGGATCTGCGTAGCAAGTCGGACGCGCAGATGGCCGAGGCCGTGATGCTGGCCGAGTTGCGGCGCATCACCGGTCGCGACGTGCCCGATGCCACGATCACACCGAAGAAGTTCAAGTACCAGATCCCGGACTACATCAAGTTTAAGACCCCGGCGATGAAGGACCTGATCGAGAAGCTCAGGCACGCAGATTTCCGTATCGACTACGCGGGCCAAGTGCATGAGCCCGACTTCCTGAAGAAGATGCCGTTGCCGCTCGGTGATGTCGTCTACACCATGGGCATCGGTGGCCTTCATTCGACGGAGAAGGCGCAGTTCTTCACCGAAGATCTTGAGTGGCTGCTCCTCGACCGGGACGTGACGAGCTACTACCCCTCGATCATTCTCCTGCTGAAGCTCTATCCGCCGCACCTGGGAATCGCCTTCCTCAAGGTGCTGCGCAAGCTCTACGACCGTCGCGTGCATGCGAAGAAGATGGCTGGCGAGTGCACGAAGAAGGGTGACAAGGAAGGCGCGCGGAAGTGGGGCGACATCGCTGAGACGCTGAAGATCGTGTTGAACGGTCTCTTCGGCAAGTTCGGTTCACCGTTCTCGAAGCTGTTTGCTCCCGAGTTGATGGTGCAAACCACGCTCACAGGACAACTCTCGGTGCTGATGCTCATCGAAGATCTCGTGCTGCGCGACATGACCGTGGTGTCGGCGAATACCGATGGCTTCGTCACGCGTGTGCATGCAGACCGTCGTGACGAGTTCAACGCACTGCTCATGGAATGGGAGTGGGACACCGGCCTGAAGACCGAGGAGACACAGTACAAGTGGCTGTACTCGGCGAACGTGAACAACTACATCGCGTTGGACAAGGACGACAAGATCAAGCGCAAGGGCAAGTCTGCGACGCCAGCGGGCCCAGGTCAGAAGGGCGCCTCGGGCTTGAAGAAGAACCCGTGGGCCGAGATCTGCATCGACGCGGTGATCGCCTTCTTGAAGGACAACACGCCAATCGAAGACACCGTGCATCACTGCGAGGACATTCGCAAGTTTGTTGCAGTAACGCGCGTCACCGGAAAAGACGTGGTGGCTATGAAGGAGGGCGAGACCGTGGGGCGTTCAATCCGCTTCTACTTCTCGACCGACACCACTACGGGCTTCACGCGTAGCGACACGGGCGCGCAGATCGCAGGTACGCGCGGCGGCATGCCAATGCTGGAGTTCCCGAAGGAGTTCAGCGGCGCCGACGATATTCCAGACGACATCGACTATGACTGGTACATCCGCGAGGCCTATGCGGTCCTGCAGAGCTACGGCGTGCCGGTGATCGACCCCAAGTTCAAGGGGCGCACGGGCACCTTCACGGGCCTGATGGACAAGCAGAAGACCTATCACGTCGTCAACCTGCCGAACTGCGTGGCCGTGTGCGGCAAGCAGCCGAAGTCGATCCGTGAGACCTGGGAAGAGGTGAAGCGTCCTAACGGCACCTACAAGTTCTGCTCGAAGTGCCTGAAGGGCGGTGAGATATGAGCTTTCCCACCGATGTCTTCTTCAAAAAGAAGAAGCGCGAGATCGCCGACATCGAGCAGCCTGCGCGCCGCTGGATGATTGCCCGTGGCTGGATCTTCGACAAGGTGTCGAGCGCGACGCGTGACGGCTGGCCCGACCGAGTGGCGATCAAGTACGGGCTCACCATCTGGGTCGAGTTGAAGGCCCCAGGCAAGAAGCCTGAGCCGCATCAGGTCGAGGTACATGAGATGTTGCGTGCGGTCGGCGCCACCGTGGTTTGGTTCGACGACCTTGAGACCTTCAAGGCTTACTTTAGGAAGATCGATGACGAAAACTCTTTCTGACGAGATCCGCGCACAGCTTGCGGACGTGATCCTGCGCCGCGATCAAATGCACGGCTATCAGGAGAAGGGGCGCGAGTTCCTTCACGCCACACCTTACGCGGCGTTGTTCATCGACATGGGTATGGGCAAGACGGTCACCGCGCTCACCGTGGCCGTGGATCTGCTGAACAGCTTCGAGGCGAAGAAGGTGCTCATCATCGGCCCGCTCAAGGTCGCATGCGACACGTGGCCGAAGGAGATCCGCGCCTGGGAGCACACGGCACCTTTCCGCTTCACGCTGCTGCGTGAGGATGAAGACGACCCTCGGCTGAAGCAGGCTCGTGCGCGGGCGAGGGCGTTCGCGTTGAGTGAGGGCCTGTCCTCCGAGGATGCCGGCAAGATGGCGAACCGTGCCGAGACGCAAGAGCGCGAGCGCATCCGTAAGGAACTCGCCAAATCCAACACGCAGATCCACATCATCAATCGCGAGGCCGTCGCGTGGCTGGTCAACTTCCATCAGGGCAAGTGGCCGTACGACGTGGTGATCATCGACGAGTCGAGCAGCTTCAAGGATCACGCCGCTGACCGCTTCAAGGCGTTGGCGAAAGTGCGCAAGTACCCTCACCTCATGAAGCGTGTTATCGAGTTGACGGCGACACCTACGGCCGAGGGCTACATGGGCTTGTGGGCTCAGATGTTCCTGCTTGATCGTGGTGAGCGCCTTGGCAAGAACATCACGACCTATCGCAAGCGGTACTTCTCGTACAACCGCTGGTCGAAGCAGTTCGAGATTCGCGACGACGCGCCTGACGAGATCCTCAAGAAGATCGCGGACATCACCATGGTCATGCGTGCGCGCGACTACGGTATGGAACATGTGCCGCGCATCGTGCCGCGCGAGATCACGTTGAGCCAACGCGTGATGCGACAGTACCAGCAGCTTGAGGAAGACTTCGTGCTGCAACTGCCCGATGGAGAGACCGTGACCGCAGACACGGCCGTAGCCTTGTCGTCGAAGCTGCTGCAGTTGTCGTCCGGCTTTGTCTACGACACGAAGCTGCTGATGGACTGGGACACGGAGGACATCAAACTCGTTCGTAAGGTTCATCACATTCACGACGAGAAGATCGAGATGCTGAAGGAGATGATCGAGGCGCTGCAGGGCAAGCCCGTGCTCGTCGCCTATCACTTCAAGCCGTCTCTCGTTCGTCTGCTGAAGGCTTTCCCCAAGGCCGTCGTGATGGACAAGAAGGGGAAATGCATCACGAAGTGGAATAAGGGCAAGATCCCGATCCTCTTTGTGCATCCGCAGTCGGCGGGCCACGGTCTCAACCTGCAGCACGGCGGGAACAACATCATCATGTACGACATCCCGTGGTCTTTGGAGCAGTACACGCAGTTGATCGGTCGTCTCGCGCGCCAGGGCCAGAAGTTCGAGGTGATTGTGCAGATGCTGATCGCGAAGGGCACGCTCGATGAGAAGGTGGCCGCTATGCTTCGCATGAAGGAGGCCACGCAGGAGAAGATGTTCTCCATGCTGCGTCGCTACATCAAGGCGCTGCGCCGCGAGCCGGAAGAGGTCGATTTTTGAGTCGTGCTAGCATATATGCGTCGTGAATATTCACGGTGCACATATGCGAACTGCAAAACCTTCCAGCAACAAGCGACTGCTCGAATTCGAGCGGCATACGGCTCTAGGGCCAACGTATGCCGCTCGTTTGCTTTGCATCGCGTACGTGACTTACGCTCAGTACCGCAACGGCACCCGCGTCCTGCCGCCCTACTGCGAGGGTCACATCCGTCATCTATTGCGCATCCCCACGCGTCTGTTGCGCCAGATCATCGAAGAGGAACTCCATGGCAACCGGTAAGCTGAACAACTCGCGCTCACTCGATCCCGTGAGCAAGGTGATGCTCTACGAGGGGTTCACGCAATCCCAACTGTGCATCCTGTTTCGCATCGATCAGCGCAACCTCGCGCGCAAGATCCATAGCGTGACCCCAATCGCTGAACGCTCGGGCACCGCGCTCTACGACCTGATGGATGTGGCCCCCTACCTCGTCAAGCCGGCCTATGACATCGAGGCGTACATCAAGAAGATGCACTCCAACGAACTGCCGAAGCATCTGAGCAAAGAATACTGGGCAGGCAAGCGCTCGCAACAGGAGTACGAACTGAAGGCAGGCGACCTCTGGCCTACGCACGTGGTGCTGCAGAAGGTCGGCGAGCTTTTCAAACTGGTGCGCATGGCTGCGTTGCTGGCCGTCGATAACGTTGAACGTGAAGTCGAGACGACCGAGAAGCAACGCCACATCATGTTGACTCACATGTACGGCATGCTGTCCAGCTTGCGAGAGATGATCGCCGACAAGTTCAAGGGTGACGTGGACATCGAGGAGGCGCCACAAGCACCCGTGTTTGACGAGATCGACGAGGACGAAGATGAAGAAGACGACGGTTCCTTCTAAGACGTTCAAGAGCGTCAACGAGATCTTTCGCACGCTCAACGAAACACTCCAGCCGCCCGAGCAGATCTCGGTGTCGGAGGCTGCTGAGAAGTATCGTGAACTGAACAATCCAGGCTCGTACGTCGGACGTTGGAAGAACCACGTTGTTCAACCGATGGTCGAGCCCATGGACACCATCAACTCGCGTGAATTTGAGGGTCTGATCTTCGTGGCGCCCGCACAGACCGGCAAGACCGACTCGCTCGTGGTCAACACGCTGGTCTACTACATCAAGGTCAACCCGATGGACATCATGCTCGTGTGTCCCACCAACGTGGACGCACGCGATTTCTCGTTCCGTCGTATCGACCGCCTGCATCGCCACAGCCCGAAGGTCGGCGAGATGCTGATGCCGGGAAACGCGGGCGACAACGTGTTCGACAAGATGTACTCGAACGGCATGCTGTTCACGCTCGGCTGGCCGACGCCTTCGCAGCTTGCAGGCAAGCCCATTCCGATCATGCTGATCACCGACCGTGACCGCATGGACGACGACATCGAGGGCGACGGCGAGCCCTACGACCTTGCGGCGAAGCGGACCACCACCTTTGGCAGCTACGCGATGACGATGGCTGAGTCGTCGCCATCGAAGGCCGTCACGGATCTCAAGTACATCTGCAAGGGCCATGAAGCACCGCCGTGCGAAGGGATCCTGAAGCTCTACAACCGAGGTGACCGCCGCCGTTGGCACTGGCCGTGCCCGCACTGCAACGAATACTTCGAGGGCACGTTCCGAGATCTGGAGTGGGACAACACGATGATCGGCACCAACCTTGAGAAGGCCGAGACCGTGCGAATGATCTGCCCACACTGCAAGGAGAAGATCCACCCGGACAGCCGCGCCGAGATGCAGACGTGGGGCATGTGGCTGAAGGACGGGCAGAAGATCGTCAACGGTCGGATCACGGGTCCGGCACCGCGTACGCGCATCGCATCGTTCTGGCTGAATGGCGTGGCCGCAGCCTTCACCACGTGGAAGAAGCTCGTAGCGATCTATCTCGACGCGTTCGACGAGTACAACCGCACTCGCTCGGAAGAAGCGCTGCGCAAGTTCTACAACACCGACCTGGGCGAACCCTACTACCCGCAATCGTTCTCTGACGATGACCGTCAGCCCGAGGTGCTTAAGTCGCGTGCCGACAAGACGCTGCCCGAGCGCATGGTTCCAAAGGGCGTGTGCTTCCTCCTAGCCACCATCGATACGCAGAACAACAAGTGGGTCGTGCAGGTCTTCGGCATCATGGCCGGCGAGCGCTTCGACTCCGTGGTGATCGATCGTTTCGACATCAAGTATTCGGAGCGCACCGACGAGGTGGACAACGTTCTATGGGTCAAGCCACACAAGGAGCTTGCCGACTGGGACCAGATCACGAAGCACGTCATCGAGAAGCGCTACGAACTGCACGAGCCAGAGCGCAAGGGCCCGCGCCGCACGATGGGCATCCACTTCGTTGGCTGCGACTCGGGCGGTCGCAAGGGTGTCGCCACCATGGCCTACAACTACTACCGCAAGCTGGTGAGTGAGAACAAGCATCGCAACTTCATGCTGCTGCGCGGCGATCACGGCCTGGACCTGCCGCGCACTCGCATCGGCTATCCGGACTCGAACCAGAAGGGCTATCTCGCGGGCGCGCGCGGTGACGTACCTGTGCTCTTCTTGAACTCGAATCAACTCAAGGATGACTTGAACAGTCGTCTCGGTTGCCTCACCCCAGGCATGGGCATGTACATCACGCCCTCATGGTTGCCCGACAACTTCTATAGCGAGCTTTGCGCCGAGACGCGCACGCCGAAGGGTTGGGAGAACACCTCGGGCTCGCGCAACGAATCGACCGACTTGAGCTACTACATGATCGGCATTTGCGTGTCGCAGATCATCTCCATCGAGCACTGGGACTGGTCACGGCCGCCCGACTGGGCCAGCCCAGATTGGAATGTGAACCTGCACGTTGCCGAGGTGCTGGAGGACGGTTCGATTGCCCCGAACGTACAATCCCGCTACGATTTTGCCGCTGCTGGCGCGGCTCTTGCTTAAAAGGACGGTTCCACATGGCTTGCACCCCCGAGAAATGCGCCCTACTCCAGGCGCGATTGACCGCAGCGGAAGATGCGCTTCTTAACCTCAACACGGGCCGTTCCGCTCGCGTCATCGTCGATCAGAACGGTGAACGCGTCGAGTTCAGCGCCATCAACATCAGCGGGTTGCGCAGCTACATCAACACCCTGACCTCGCAACTCATCGCATGCGGTTGCCCCGGCTTCGAGGACCCGGCCACGCCGAGCGGTCCTGCCATGTTCATCTTCTGAGGTCCACCATGGCAAAGAAACCAAAGCCCCAGGTCGAACAGACCGTCATTGCGGCACCCGTCCAGCAGCATGCGCTGTCGGGCGGTGGCGGCATCGAAGGCGCTGAGCGCACGAGCCGCGAACTGATGCGATGGGCCCCGGCGATCATCAGCCCCGATCAGCAGATCAATCGCGTCAAGGACATGGCCGATGCCCGTGGCCGAGACATGATGCAGAACGATGGCTACGCGCTGGGTGCGAACTACACCTACCGCGACAGCATCGTGGGCGGCGAGTACCGCCTCAATGCGCAACCCGACTTCGAGCTACTCGGCGCCGATGAAGGCTGGTCGGACGAGTTTCAAGCGACGGTCGAGAGCCGCTTCGGCCTGACGGCGAACTCGATCAACAACTGGCTGGATGCTTCGGGTAAGCAGAACTTCACCGGTCAGGTGCGTCTCGCGGTGGGCTGCTTCTTTATGACCGGCGAGATGCTCGCAACGGCCGAATGGAACGAGATCGACCGCCGCCGTCCGTGCCGCACGAACACGCTGCTGGTCGCCCCCACGCGCTTGAGCAACCCCAACAACGAGGCCGACACCTACTACCGTCGGCGCGGCGTGCAGATCAATCGCAACGGCAAGCCCGAGGGCTACCACATTCGCTCGCGCTTCCCGACGATGGGCTACTTCGACGGCCCTGACGCACTGACGTGGAAGTACGTGCCCGCCACAAAGCCCTGGGGCCGTCCCATGGTGCTGCACGTGTTCGAGGCGATGCAGGTCGAGCAGTCGCGCGGCATCGCTGACATGGTGTCGGTGCTGAAGAACATGAAGATGACGCAGAAGTTCCAGGACGTGACGCTGCAGAACGCCGTGGTCAATGCGACCTACGCCGCAGCTATCGAGTCCGAACTGCCGCGCGAACTGGTCTTCGGTTCGATGGGTGCAGGCCAGGGCCCGGCCGGTCTGAAGGACTTCATCACGCAGTACATGTCCGGCCTGCAGGAGTTTCTCGAAGGCGCTACGAACATCACGCTCGACGGCGTGAAGATGCCGCACCTCTATCCCGGCACGAAGCTCACCATGCGCCCGGCAGGCACGCCCGGTGGCGTGGGCACGGATTTCGAGGAGTCGCTCCTTCGTCACACGGCCGCCGCGCTGGGTCTGAGCTACGAGCAGTTCAGCCGCGACTACACGAAGACCAACTACTCCAGCGCTCGCGCATCGATGGCCGAGACGTGGAAGTACATGTCTTCGCGCAAGAAGATGATCGCGGACCGTTACGCCTCCTGGGTGTACCGCCTCTGGCTGGAGGAGGAAATCAACAACGGCCGCGTGCCGCTGCCGCGCGGCGTGACGATCAAGGATCTCTACGACGATCCTCTGAAGTTCGAGGCCATCGCCGCGTGCGAGTGGATCGGCGCCTCCCGTCAGCAGATCGACGAACTGAAGGAGACCCAGGCCGCAGTCATGCGGATCAAGTCGGGCCTGTCTACCTACGAGCAAGAGAACGCTCGCCTGGGCCAGGACTGGCGCCGCGTCTTCCGTCAGCGCCAGCGCGAGGAGAAGCTGATCAAGGAATACGGCCTGGAATTCGATACCGCCGCCACGCGGCCGGGCGTCAACGACGCGCAGAACACCATGCGCAATCAAGGAGAAGACGAATGACCGATGAAGAACTGATCGCGGCCGTTAGCCGCCTGAACACATCACGCTGGCCCGCACAGGTTTCTCTCATCACTCGCCTGGAGATCACGAAGGCGCGACTGACGCTGGCATGGAAGCAAGTTGAAGCGATGCCGAATGTTGAGGAATCGTATCGCTCCCTCTTTCGAGGCGACAGCAACGGCGCAGGGGCAATGCTGCGCTGCGTGGACGAATACAGCCACGGCTTTCAAGAGGGCAAGCTGGGCCCGAACTTCGATAAAGAGTGGGCAGTTTCCATCCTGCGTACACATGAAGCAATCCTCAAGGAGATGATCAATGAGTGAAGAGTCCGCACGCGCCGCCCTGTCGCGCATGAACATGAAGGAGATCGCGCTGTCTCCTCTGTACTCGCCCCAGGCCCTGGCCGCAGATCTCGCCTACATGGCGAAGACCGACCCCGACGAGGCCCAGGTCAAGTACCTCAAACGCCGCGCTGAGCAATGCGCCGCGTTCGGCCTGGAGACCTACGATCAGGACAAGCCGTTCCCCTTCTCGATGGGGATCGCGATCATCCCGATCACGGGCACGCTCATCAACCGCTTCCACTGGTCGTACGGCTCACTGACGGGCTACAACTTCGTTCGTCAGCAACTGCGCTACGCCCTGGCCGATGACGACGTGACCGGCATCGTCTTCGACGTGAACTCGTACGGCGGCGAGGCCGCTGGCTGCTTCGAGCTTGCTGCCGAGATCTTCACCTCGCGCGACGTGAAGCCATCTCTGGCCCTGGTCGATTCCAACGCCTACAGCGCCGGTTATGCGCTCGCCTCGGCCGCGTCAAAGATGGTCGTGATCCCGAGCGCGGGCGTGGGCTCCATCGGCGTGATCGCCATGCACATCAACATGTCGAAGATGCTGGACGACTTCGGCCTGGAGATCACCCTCATGTACGAGGGCAAGAACAAGGCCGACGGCAACCCCTTCGAGGCCCTCTCGAAAGACGCGAAAGCGAACATCGAAGCGGGCATCCACATGTCCTACGAAGCCTTCGTCGCCCTGGTCGCGCAGCAACGCGGTCTGGACGCGAAAGTTGTCCGTGATACACAATCACGCGGTTTTCGGGCTGAAGAGGCTCTGTCTCTCGGCCTTATCGACGCCATTGCATCGCCTTCCGAGGCGGTGCAAGCGTTCCTCGGCGAGCTTACCGGCTCGACATCTCAACTTGCTCAGAAGGAAGTCACTACTATGACCACCACCGCCGCGCCGGCCGCTCAAACCGAAGGCCAAGCGAACAACGAAGCTGCCACCGCTGCAGCAGCCGCATCCGCCGCAAGCGGCGAGCGCGCTCGCATCGAAGGCATCGTCAACTGCGAGGCCGCCAAGGGCAACCCCGCCCTGGCGAACCACTTCGCGTTCAAGACCAACATGTCGGTGGCCGACGCTACCGCCGCCCTGGCTGCTGCCGCCCCGTCCGCTGCTCCCACGCCGGCCCCGGCCGCCGCGCCGAACGCTGCTGCCCCGAACGTCGCCTCGGCGAAGAACGCCACCGACTTCAACGCCGCCATGGCGAACACCGACAACCCCAACGTGGGCCAGGACGGTGCGAAGGACGGCGCCCAGGGCGGCGGCGAACAGATGAGCGCCGGCCAACGCGCCGCCGCCGCCTACAAGCTGCGCACGGGCAACGATCTGGGCCCCGCCGCCGCGAAGAAGTGATAATTCGCCGCGTTTCCACCTTTTCAACTCCCTAGGAGATCCATCATGGCAGTCAACGATCTGGCCGGCAGCGAACTCGTCGCTTCCTTCAGCCCCGAGCAGCTTTACGCTGGCGAGGCCCCCATCATCACGGGCTACGCAACCGCGACGAGCGACATCTCGAAGTACGAGGTGGTCAAGCGCGCCGCTGGCGCCGACACCGTGGCCCGCGTGGCGAACGTCGGCAGCGACGACGCGAAGGACTACGTCATCGCCGCCCAGCCCACGGCCAACGGCAAGGCGTGCCCGTACTTCGACGCCGGCTTCTTCAACCACGCGGTGCTGGTCTGGCCGGCCGACCTCGACACGCTGGCGAAGCGCAAGGCGTTCTTCCGTGGCACGACCATCCGCGTCGGCCGCATCATCCCCGGTCACTGATCGGGCTCCTCAACCCACAACAACCTTTCTCAACTTCAGGAGCCAATCATGGCCGTCGATCTCTACAGCACCGCAGACGTTCTCGATGTTCTGCAGTACACCCGCCAGCCGACCCGCTGGTTCCTCGACCGCTTCTTCACCGAGGCGATCAACTTCGACACCGAGCAGATCATGTTCGACCGCGTGTTCGACGACAACCGCCTCATGGCGCCGTTCGTCGTGCCGAACGTGCAGGGTCGCGTGATGGGCATGACCGGCTACGACACCGTGGCCTTCAAGCCCGCGTACGTGAAGCCGAAGTACGTGGTGGACCCGAACATGGTGATCCCGCGCCGCCCCGGCGAGGCCTACATCGAAGGCAGCCTGTCGCCCCAGCAGCGCAAGGATGCCGTCATGGCTCTGCTCACGCAGAAGGGCCGCGATGCGCTCGCCAACCGGAACGAGTGGCTGGCCGCCCAGGCGCTGCAATTCGGTCAGGTGACGATCTCGGGCGAGGACTACCCCACCACCCTGGTGGACTTCCGCCGTGACGCGCAACTGACGCAGACGCTGACGGGCGGCGCGCGCTGGAGCCAGTCCACCTCGGACCCGATGTCGGATCTGCGGCTGGCGCGCAATCGCTCGAACATCCTGTCGGGCGCGCGCATCACCGACTACGTGTTCGGCCAGGACGCGTACAACAAGTTCTCGAACCGCGTGAACCTGCGCGATCTGATGGACAAGCGCTATGACGGCTACAACGCCACGCGCATCACGCTGCTGACCGACGGCTACGAGGGCGTCGAGTTCGTGGGCACCATCGGCGGTCTCGACGGCCAGGGCCGCATGGACATCTGGATCCACACCGGCAAGCTGATCGACCCGGTGGACAACACCGAGAAGTTCATCTTCGACCAGAACTCGGTGATGGGCATCTCGGGCCCGTCGGTCCAGGGCAAGCGCTGCTTCGGCGCGATCAAGGACTTCGACGCCAACCTGCAGGCGCTGGAGATCTTCGCGAAGAACTGGCGCAATCAGGATCCGTCGGTCGAGTACCTGCTGTTCCAGTCGGCACCGCTGATGATCCCGAAGCAGTCCAACGCGACCTTCAACATCAACGTGGGCACCTGACCTACACCCGCGAAGAGGTCATCGCGGTACACCCCGAAGGCCCGAGCAATCCTGCTCGGGTCTTTCCTTCAACAGAGCTAGGAGAAACATCATGTCCAAGTCCAACGCCGCCAGCGCTCTCGTGCGCATCCCCCTCGCTTCGATCACGGTCATGCGCAAGATCGACAACGTGAACCGTTCGGTCATCCCGCCCATCGGTGAGCCGTTCGAGTTCACGCAGCAGGAGATCGACGAGGTGATGAAGCTGAGCCCGCAGGCCCTCAAGGAAGCCGGCAAGGGCCAGAAGGCCGATCCCGAAGTCCCGGTCACCGTGGTCGCCACGGGCCTGCCTGCCGTCACCGACGCTGGCAAGGGCGACGAGATCTGATCGGCCATGGCTGCATTCGACTTTGCGGCCATGAAGGCGCTTACACGGCGGGTCGTGCATGACACGCTTGCCGTGGACGCGCTCTTCCACGAGAGTGATCCGGCCGATCCCTCGACGCCCATTCGTGCACGCTGGCACAACAAGATTGACCGCTTCGGCGACATCGAGAACCAGGGCTATGCAGAGTTCGTTCAAGGGATCGACCGAATCATTTTCATCCCGTCCGATCATCCTGGCGTGGTGCTCAAGCAGAACTCCGTGATCGTGTTCCCTGCCTATGGCAAGGTCTTCACTCTGCAGGTCAAGGAGAAGAAGTCGGGCCCCCTGGAGGAGATCTGGCAAGTCGCTGACGAAACACCATGACCGCCTTTGTCTTCGCCGAAGGTCTGCTTGACGTGGCGAGGTATTTCGAGGCCCTGCCGGACATCGCTGAGCAAGCCGCCATTCTTGCCGTCAACGATGTCACCGAACGGCAGGGCCTCACCGCATTGAAGAACGAGATGCGCAAGGAGGTCAACTTCCCCAAGGGCTATCTCGAAGGTGATCGTCTGCGTGTGGTGAAGAAGGCGCGCAAGGGCGACATCAGCGCGATGATCCGTGGCCGTGACCGCGCCACTTCGCTCGCTCGCTTCGCAGAAGGCCAGACCCCCGAGAACACCCGAGGCCGTGGCGTAAGTGTGACCGTCGAGCCCGGTCGCACACGCAGGATGCCAAAGGCCTTCATGGTTCGTCTGCGCAATGGCAACCTGGGCGTGGCCGTGCATCTGAAGGCCGGCGATCAACTTCGCAACTCGGCGAAGGCCGTCCGGCTCAAGAACAACACCTATCTGCTCTACGGCCCATCCGTCGATCAGGTCTTCCGTGGTGTCGCTGAGGATCAAACCCCGCAGATCCAGCAGCAACTCACCGTTCAATTCCTTCGTCAATTCGCGAGGCTATCCCGTGGCTGATCCCATCCGACTCCAGATCCTGAAGAACCTTACGACGATCCTCGAAGAGCCGATCGATCCCCCGGCCGAGTTCGACCTGATGACGCGCGTGATCCGTGGTCGCGTGACGACGGGTGAGGAAGAACAACTGCCGTACGTGACCATCGTGGAAGCGCCGCGCCCTGGCTTCAACGCCTATGCCGGCTCCGATCAGGTCACCGCCACCACGTGGCCGCTGCTCCTGCAGGGCTACTGCAAGGATGATCTGAAGCATCCGACCGATGCGCTGTATCGCTTCGCGGCCGAAGTGAAGCTGCGGTTGCAGGCGGTGGTCGCAGAGCGCCCCAACGGCGCACCGGCCTATCCCGAGTTCTACATGCTCGGCCGCGACAGCGAGGGCGTGACCCTTTGCGCCAAGTTCCAGTTCGGGCCCGAGACCGTTCGACCGCAGGATCAGAGCCAAGGGGCCAAGCAGTGCTTCTACCTCCCGATCCTGATCACTTTCGCACGGGAGGTGGGCGCCTAGAGACTGATACGCCATAATCCGACCGCCTTTCCTTTCACTTCACAGGAGCAATACCATGCCCATCACCGCAGATCTCCACGGCAAGGACTACACCCTCGGCCGGGGCAAAATTTTCTTCGACCGCTATCCCGACGGCGTGACGATCAACGCCAACACGCAAGGCGAGGGTGAGTTCTACTTCGGCAACACGCCCGAGTTCTCGACCTCCAGCACGTCGGAAGACCTCGACCACTTCGACAGCGACTCGGGCATCCGCACGAAGGACGACTCGGTGCAACTGTCGTTCGACCGCACCGGCACGATCACGTGCGACAACATCTCGGCTCGCAACATCGCGCTCCAGTTCCTGGGCGATGATCCGGCGCCGGTCGTGACCACTGCAGCAACGGCCGTGGTCAACGCCGATATCGTGATCAAGAAGGGTGCCTTCTACCAACTCGGCCAGACCGTCGCGAACCCCTCGGGCGTGCGCAAGGTCTCGAACGTGCTGGTGTCGAAGATCGTCAGCGGCTCGCCCACGGTCGTGACCCCGGCCGGCAACATCGAGGTGGACGAAGACACCGGCCGCGTCTACATCCTCGAAAACGCCGCAGCCCTGGCCGACGGCGACGTGGCTCGCTTCACCTACGACGTGGCCGCCTCGACGCGCGAGCAGGTCATCTCGAAGAACAAGTCGATCTACGGCGCGCTGCGCTACATCGCCGACAACCCGAAGGGCACGAACCGCGACTACTACTTCCCGTATGTCAAGCTGACCCCCGATGGCGACTACGCGTTCAAGGGCGACGACTGGCAGGTCATGACCTTCGCGGTCGAGATCCTGAAGAAGGCGTCGAACATCGAACAGGTGTACGTGGACGGCCGCGCGGTCACGGCATAACGGAAAGGGGATCATGAGCTTCGCTTCTTACAAAAAGCCGCAGCGCAAGTTCCCCCTCGGTTCCGGCAAAGGCCAGTCGGCGGTAACGCTGTCTGGCCTTTCGCTTGCCGACATCGGGGTTTTGCTGCACACGCACTTCGACGACATCGAGGCGCTGTTCGACCTGTTCTTCGCGGGCAAGGAGATCACCGACGATCACTTCAAGGCCATCGCACCCGTGCTGATCATGCAGGCGCCCGGCCTCGTCGCGAACATCATCGCCACGGCCGCAGGCGTGCCGGAAGAGGCTCCCATGGTTGAGAAGCTATCGGGCCCGTTGCAGATCGAGATGTTCATCACGGTCGGTGACCTCACCTTCACGGAAGTGGGTGGCGTAAAAAAATTCCTGGAGTCGGTCTCAGGACTCCTGCAAGCAGTGAAGATGACCCGCCAGAAGAAAGCGCCGACGGTGACCAAACCGACGACGACTCGGCGGTAAGTCGTTTCTATTTGGGCCTTCGCCGAGATGTCAGCCTCCTCCTGTCCGAAGGTCATGTGCATGCGCGGGAGTACCCGGTCGCGCATGTGTGGAATGAAGCAAGGATCGTTCGTCAGCGTCACCATTCGCGCCGCTTCCGTGATTCAGCGGTGATGCAGTTGGTCCTTTCCACGCTCTTCAACAAGAAGGCCGGAAAGGCTCTTCACAAGTTGTTGAAGAAGGTGGGTGAAAGTGATTAACAAACAAGAGATCGACCTGATCATTCGGGCTCAGGTTCAGAACAAAGCCGAACTTCAGGCGATCCCGAAGACGATCAAGACCTTGGAAGAGGCGCTTGATCGTCAGGCCCAAGCTGCGCAACGCGGTGAGGCGAGCATCGATGAGCTCAAGGCCACGCTTCTCTCACTCCAACAGGCCCAGGCTGCTCTCACGAGCAACGCGGGTCTTGTTGGCGCGTTCCAGACGCTGGCCGATCGGATCCAGAAAAGCGAAGAGCGCGTTGCGCGTTCGACGAAGACCTATGATGAGTACCGCAAGAAGCTCGAAGGTCTGGCCGAGGTCACCGACAAGCAGCAAGAGCGGTTGATCAAGCTGTCCACGGCACAGGAGCGTGCGAACACGTCGCTCAGTCGTCAGCGCGAGTCGTACACGCAGATGGCCGCCGCGCTCAAGACCGCCGGCATCGAGACCGACAATCTCGCTGAGGCTGAGGCCAAGATCCGCGACACGGCTGCGCAACTCGGCATCGTGCTCGTGAAGAACCAGCAGGCCATCGAGAACTACGGTGGCGCCGTGCGCCGGGCCCGCGACGAAGAGAAGAAGCGCGCGTCCGAAGCTGCAGCGAACGCGCAGGCCCAGGTGCAGGCTCAGCGTGCAATCGAGGAGCAACAGCAGAAGCTACTCGAAGCCAGCAATCGCGCAGCACTGGCCGCCAAGGTCGCCAAGGAAGCGTTCGCGCAGGACAACGCCCTGGTGGCCCAGGCTGACAACGCCGAGCGCGCGGCGCGTAGCTACACGACCCTTTCGCGCGCTGCCAAGGATCTGCGGCCGAACATGGTCACGCTGCGCGAGGCCGTCGATCAGATCATCAACCCGGTGGATCGCACGTCGAAGACCTTGGACGGTCTGACCAACGCGCTTCACCAGACCGCCGACGGAATCAAAGACATCAAGGGCCCGGTCAAGGAGTACAGCACCACGCTCAAGAGCCTGGAGACCGCGCAGAAGTCGATCCAGTCCCAAGCCGGCCTGATCGAGAACTTCCGCCAGCAGACCGCCGCCGTGCGCGGCGCCCGGACCGAATTCGTGGCGGCACGCGAGGAAGTCCGCAAATACGCCGAACAGGTTCGCCAAGGGGGTAGTAGCGGGCAGGCCTTTGCGAGCGCTCTGGCAAACGCGCAGAACCGCGCACGGGGTGCTGCCGAAGCCCTGGCCGCCCAGGTCACCGCCGCGCGGGAGGCTCGGGAGGCTTTGGAGCGTGCCGGGATCTCCACGCGCTCCCTGGCCGACGCGGAACTGCGGCTGCGTCAAAACGCGGCGCTTAGCGTGGAGGCGATCAAGAGCCTGTCGAACGCGGTCGATCAGTACGGCGTGGCGGCCGAGCGCGCCAACAAGCGCGGCGGTATCGGCGACGGCGAGCGCACCACGCTCAACTTCTTCCAACGGCTGCGCGGCCAGATCCTGTCCGTCACGGCCAGCTACATCGGTTTGTTCGGCGCGATCTCGGAAGGAAAGGCCGTCATCGACTCCCTGGTCGGCCTGCAGACGATCAACCAGCGGATCGCGGTGGGCCTGGACACCACCGATCCTCGCCGCGTGGGTCAGGAGTTCGACTACCTGCGCAGCCGCGCCGACTACTACGGTGTTGGCCTGCGTTCGCTCGCCGATTCGTACGGCAGCTTTTCGATTGCCTCGCGCACGGCTGGCCAGGATCTCAAGACCACGCGCTTCGAGTTCGAGCAGTTCACGGCCGGCTTCCGTGTGATGAAGCTCTCGACCGATCAGCAGAACCGCGCTTTCACGCAGCTTCAACAGATCCTCGGCAAGACGAAACCGGAACTGGAGGACATCAAGACCATCGCTGAGGCCGGCTTCCCTGCCCAGGCGATCATGGCAAAGGGTCTGCGCGAGATCGGCGTGGCCGGCATCAAGGCTGGCACCGAGGTCAAGGACATGTCGAAGCTGATGAAGGATGGGCTGCTGGACTCGCAGACCGCGATCTACGCCCTGGCCGTCGGCATTCAGAAGGAACTCAGCGATCAGGTGCCAGCCGCCGTGAAGTCCCTGCAGGCCGAGATGGGCCGCTTCGAGACCGCATGGTTCGACTTCCAGAACAAGGTCGCCAACTCTGGCTTCGGCGAAGCGTTCCAACGCGCCCTGGTTGCGGCCCGCGAGTTTCTCAACAGCCCCGATGGTGATCGCGCGGCCACGGCCATCGGGAAGGCGTTCGAGGCGCTGACGAACGCTGTGATCGTGCTGCTCAAGAACCTGGACCTCGTGAAGGATCTGAGCATCGCCTTCCTCGGCATCTGGGCTGCTGCAAAGTTCACGGAGGCGATCAATGGTCTTGGCAATCTTGCGAAGGGCGTCGATGGTGTCGGTAAGCAACTGACGACGGCCGACAAGGCTTTTCGTGCATTCAACGCGCTGCTGGTCGGCTGGACCATCGGCACGATCCTGCGCGAGAAGTTCGCCATCGTGCGCGAGGCCGGCGAGTGGCTGACCGATGGCCTGGAGATCTCGTGGAAGGTGATCGAGACCTCGTTCAAGGCGATGGTTGACGTGCTGCCGATCTACTTCACCAACGCGTTGAAGCGGATCGTGAACAACATGGGCTCACCGCTCACGGCCATCGCGAAGGGGTTCGCCGGCATTGCGGGCGCCATCGGTCTCACTGGCACCGAGACCGCGCTGAACAAGGCTGTGCAGACCGTCACGTTCGAGTACGAGGACACCACGAAGGTCATCAATGACGCTCGTGCTCGACTCGACAAGGACATCGCGGCAATCAAGGCGAATCGTCAGTACCTGCGCACGCCACGCGAAGGCGTGAAGCTGGCCGATGGTGCTGCAGCGTTCACGCCTACTGCCGCCCCCGGTCGTCCGCAGAACACTGGCCTCACCGACGACAAGAAGGCCGAGGCCGCCGCGAAGAAGCGCGCCACCGAGATCGAGAACATCACGAAGTCGCTCGAAGCGCTGACGGTGCGCACGGACAAGGCGCAGAGCGATTCGCTCGAAGCGCAACTGAAGGCCGTGGATGTTCAGTACGACGCGCTGGAACGCCGCATCAAGAAGCTGGGCGGTCAGGAAGGTGCTGAGTTCGCGAAGGCGTTCGCCGATGGCATCGCCAGCCTGAAGGGCCAGATCACGGAGAACTTCAACAAGAAGCTCATGGACGAGCAGCTTGCCCTGCAGAAGAAGATCGAAGATGCCGAGGCGGCCGGTGGTCGTCGCAGCAAGGACTCGCTCGATGCACGGCTCAACGCGGTCACTCAGAAGTACGCGCAGACCTATCGCGAGATCGAGGAGGCGCGCAAGAAGGCCGAGCAGAACGGCCGCGACACGACGCAGATGGATCAACTGAAGGCTCGGCTCGATGCCGGCGTGCTGGAGATCCAGAACCTCGAACGCGTGAAGTTCAACGAGGATCAACTGCGTGACAAGGCACAGGAGGTGAACAACCTGCTGGAGGCACGCAACAACACGATCAAGTCGAACAAGGATCTCGAAGAAGCCGGCCTCATCGGTCAGGCCGAACTGCGCGACCGGATTCGCGCGACCGTCGAGCAGACGCAGCCTGCAATCGCGGCGCTCGCGGCCGAAGCGATCAAGTTCGCCGAAGGCCTGCAGGGCGCATTCGATCCTGCCAAGCTGGAGCAGTTCATCGCGAAGATGCAGCTTGCGACGAACAGCGGCAAGGCGCTCAACAAGGAATTCGAGATCACGCAGAAGCAGTTGTCCGATCAGATCGGGCAGCAAGGCCTCAAGGCGTTCAACACGGTGGCCGATGCCATCGGTCAGGCGGTCAACAAGCAGATGTCGTGGAGCGATGCCCTGAAGGCCACGGGCCGCGCTGCGCTGCAGTTCTTCGCCGACATGCTGAAGTGGTACGCCGAGGCGATCATCAAGCAGCAGATCCTCAACTCGCTTCAGACCGGCAGCAGCGGCAGTAGCTTCCTCAAGTTCTTCGGCGCGCTGTTCGGCGTGGGCGTGAACCACGAAGGTGGCCGCGTGGGCGACGTGAACAACCGCACGCGCAACGTGTCGCCGCTCTGGTTCGCCAATGCGCCGCGTTATCACACGGGCGGCTTCCCTGGCCTCGCGCCCAACGAGTACCCGGCCATCCTGAAGAAGAACGAGGAGGTGCTGACCGACGGCGATCCGCGCAACGCGCTCAACGGTGGACTCAACCCCACGGGCGCAGGCGGCGCGCCGGGCTCGCCCACCAGCATCGTGCTCGTGGATGATCGTCAGCGTGTGCCCGAAGCGATGTCCGGCACTGCAGGCGGTCAAGTCATCGTCCAGCAGATCAAAGCGAATCTGCCCACTATCCGTTCCATGATCAAGGGAGGCATCTGATGGCCGCAACGCCTGTGTTTGAGTTTGCTGTGCCGCCGCCGTACGCGGCCAGCTTCACCAACGGTGAGAAGGCCCTCGCGGTCCATGACCCGATGAGCGCTACGCCGCCGCTCAGTGGCTACTACCTCGCGCGTTGGTTGCCGGTCCCGCCCGGCCTCTACGTGCTGAAGTCCGTGGCCGATGACGCGGCGCAGTGGTTCGTCGGTGTCGCGATGGTGCTCAGCACGCAGAAGAACCAGGGTGTGTTCGAGACTGAGATCTTCTTCCCTGAAGGCACCACGCGCATGGACCTCATGCTGCAGAACATCGACACGACGGCCGCGCAATGCTTCGTCGCGTTCTCGCTCTACCAGAACGGCCGCCTCATGTACTCGTCGGATGCTAACGGCTGGATGTTCGACAGCGCGCCAATCGCAGACGCGGATCTCGGCCCCATGCCCGACTCGCGCAACGACCTGCCGATCTTCTCGGTGCTGCCGAACTGGGCTGACGGCATGCTCGAACGCCTGGAGTGGTTGACAGACGTGCTCGTGAGCGAGACCGGCGCAGAGATGCGTCGTTCGATTCGCCCCGAGCCGCGCCGCTCGGTCGAAGCCAGCTTCCTTCGTTCCAACGAACAGCGCTCGATGCTCGACACGTTCCTCACGGGTGTGGGCCAGGGCGTCTTCCTCATGCCGCTCTGGTTCGAGCAGTATCGACCGCCTGAAGGGCTCGGCATGGGCGCATCGACCATCACCTTCCCGGATGGCTCGCTCAGCACGCGGGCCTTTCGCACGAACGATCTGATCATCGTGATGGGCAAGGGCCCGAACGACTTCGACGTGGTGAAGGCGAGCAACGTGGACACGGATGCCGGCGTGATCAATCTGACGGCTTCGTTGAGCCGCGCATGGCCGTACGGCACTCGCGTGATCCCGCTGCGCAAGGCCCGCATCACCGAGGCGCCGGAACTGAGCAACCCCACTGCCAACGTCGGTCAGACCCGCATGCGCTTCTTCCTCGAAGAGCCTGAGCAACAGGTCGAGCCGTCGTGGGAGGAAGGCCGCCGTTTTCCCTTCCGGCCGAATCGCTCCACGGACATCTCGATGGCCTACGGTCGCATGACCTTCGTGTTGGACAACCAGACGGCTACGCCGGTCAACGTCGATCTCGGCGAGCGCGCCATGATCGCTCAGCGGCAGGAGATGCTCTTCTTCGGCCGCACCGTGGTCGCCCAGTTCCGAGCATGGCTGGGCGAATGCCGTGGCCGGGCCCGCCGCTTCTACATGCCCACCTTCGAGCGCGACATCGTGCCGCAGCAGGATCTCGTTGGCGCCGAGATCTACGCTGAGCCGATGGGTTTCGCCGACTACATGCAGAACCCGCAAGAGGCACGTCGGTACATCGGCATCAAGCTGCGTGACGGCACCACCAGCTATCACCGTGTCACGTCGATCTCGGCCACGCGCACGCCGCAAGGCCGCGCCATCACCGACATCTTCGCGATCACGCCGCCGCTGGCTGACGTGGTGCCAGTCGAGAACATCATGCGCATCGAGTTCATGGTCCCGACGCGCTTCGATCAGGACGCGTTCGAGTTGACCCACTACGTCGATGAGTCGGCGGCGGTCGCGACGAACGTGGTCACGCGCTCCACGGACTCGGCCGGTATGCCGTCGCTCATCGCTTAACATCCGCCGCGAAAGGAGCATCATGGCGTACGAAGATTTTGAGAAGTCAACAGAGGACGGACAGCCAATCGAGTTCTACTCGTTCGTTATCGGCAGCAACACCTACCGCTACACGAACAGCGCGAAAGACGAGATGACGAGCGATGGCTTCATCTGGAAGTCCGCCGCCATCTCCACGGATGGCATCAAGCAGACGGGCGAATCGACCACCGACGCAACGGTGTTCGCCATGCCGTCGAACATCACCCCAGCACAGATCTACGCGACCGCACCGCCGTCCGGCAAGATGATGGTGCGCATCCTGAAGAAGCAGCGGGCCGATTCCGAGATCCGCGTGGCCTACATGGGCGAGGTCTCGCAGGTGGACTTCGACACGGCAGGGCAAGCGAAGATGACGTGCGAAACGTTGTCGGCCTCGATGCAGCGCACCGGTCTGCGTCTGCCCTGGCAGCGTACGTGCCCGTACGCCCTGTACGACCCGGTGACGTGCAAGGTGGATCCTGAACCCCTGGGCGTGGAGATCAAGATCCTGCAGGTCAGCGGCTTCACGGTTCGCACCGATGCACTCGGCGGCTATCCCGACGGCCGCTTCTCGGGCGGCTTCGTTCGCTGGGAAGCACCGGCACGCGGCATGGAGTTTCGCCAGATCGAATCGCACATCGGCTTCGACCTGCGCATGTTCGGCGTGACCAACGACCTCTACGTCGGACAGGTGCTCAAGGCTTTCCCAGGCTGTCAACGCACCGTGGCCGCATGCGTGGGCTTCAA